CCAGTTGTGTTTGATTCTAGACATCATTTCAAAAATGGCCCGAGCTGTGTTGCTTCGGTTAAAATACAACACTGTGGCCCAACTCATTGGCATCGAATGTCTGCCAAAATAATTGTTGCGTTGATAGTTTTGAGAATCAGTGACATCTATTGCCCATCTGTGAACCAAAAACTCTTGACCACTGTCAAACAAAGTTAACAGCTGATTGCTGGCCACCACATAATCACTGTCTAACACAACAGTTTGATCATAAGGTGAAAGTTCAAATGCGTCTATGCGATTGGCATTGTGCCACGGCAAGCTGCTGTCAAACTCATGAAACCATTTTGAAGTTGCTGATCTTGGCTCCACAACAATCACACGATCAAACACTGAACTGGCTGTGGCGTTGTCTGTAATCAGTGTCACAGGCAAATTCAGATGTTGATGTATTCTTTTTGCACTCCACGTAGCCATTGCCACATAGTCAACAGCTGGATTGTTGAAAGCAAATATTACAACACCCCGAGTCATCGTTGCTGTTCGCACTGCTGATATTCAACTAGCCAAGCATTCATTTGCTCTTGCCAACGTTGTTGACTCATGGCTAGCAGTTCTCGGGTGTTGATCTTGACAGGATTTTCATACAGATCCAAGAGCACTGCTTCACTGTCGGGGCAACTTAGTAGAGTAGTCTGAAGTTCAGGCCCAGCACACCACATGCCACCAGCATGAGCAAACGTCATTCGGGCTTGATATTTTTCTTTCAATAGTTTTTTGGTAGCAGCATGTCCAAAACGTGCTTTGGCATGAGCTAGAAGTTGATCAGTTTCCATTTGCGTATTGTAACATAAAAATTCAAAAAAACAAAGGGCCCCAAGGCCCTTTGGATAAGTTTTTTCAAAAATCAAGCCGTGGTAGCTGCCACTGTGGGTGTGCCCCACGAGTTGGTCAGATACGTGGTGCTGGGCGGGAAGTAAGTGACTATGGTAGCAGGAGCTGTGCCAAATGAGATGCCAGTGGTTGCTGTACCACCCGAAATAGCTGTTTGAGCATAGTTAGCAAATCCAGCTGGGCTGACCCATGTTGTGGTCAAAATTAGTTGAGTTCCAGTACCAGCAGTTCTAGCAGCCACATTGATGTAATTACCGGTGTATGGAAAAGTATCGGCAAACTGTCTGTATATGTCTGTGTCAGTGGTTCCAAGATTGTACCATCCTGCTGTGGTCAAGTTAATGGTTGGCGATCCAGTTCCGCCAGATCTGGTCAGACCAGTGTAAGATGAGCCAGCAATGGTTTGTGTGGTAAAACCAGCTGTGATGAACAGATCTGACATCAATGTGTTGGCCAAGTCATTCCATTCTTCATCAGCGTCCAGTCCAGTTGAAGTTTTTGATGTTTCTAACTTGATACGTCCGCCAGCATTGAAAAAATACCTAGCTGCGTTGGCTGAAGCCCACGTTATGGTATGAGTAAAAGTAATAGTCCACGCATTACGCACTGAACCTGTGCCCGTAGTTTTGCTACTGGTTCCAGTCCAGCTGGTGAACTGACTGCCACTCAGCGCTGCATTGGCACGATTACCAAAAATGTTGCTAATATCTGTGCCCACATTGGACAAGACAGAAATCAGTGTGCCAGTGGTGGGTGCGCTGCGAGATGTTATTGCGGTATTGGTTTGTGATCCACCGCTGCTGAGTGTGTTGACCAACGAAGCCCAATTGGTGGCTGTCACTGTGGTGCCAGCTGACACAGTTGACAGAGCAGTTTGCCCCCACCCTGTTGTGGTAGAACCTGTGCTCCACCACTGATTGATACCACTGCTGCTACTGCCCACAAAGTTATTGTAATCTGTTGCTTCAATCAAGCCGCCTGACGTATATGACATTTTTGTTTCCTATTATTTGATGGTCACAATGGCTTCCACTGTGCCAATATCATCAGACAGTTTGTCAGCCAATGCACGTCCAATGGTGTTGAACGCCGTTGCTTCACCTGGTTGCGCTGCTCTAGCAATGCCGTTGCCAGCACTGACCAATCTATCTCCCTTGCGCACTGTGCCCACTGTTTTTACTGGAACGCGACCTGTCATGGCCACTGGTGGATGTGTGCTGTCTGTGCCAGCTCCTCCATTCATGGTAAAAGCTGGCTTGGTACTGATCACACCAAACACAGTGTCACTGAGTTCGTTGCGTACCATGGTAATTTCTTTGGTTCCGCCCAGCTCAACCACTGTGCCTGGGTCGTACATGATGTCTGTTTCAAATCTTTCAGCCACGTCCGCATACAGCGCAGTGGTAGCAGTGGCATACACTGTGTTGAAATAAGCACTGCTGGAACCAATATTGCCTACTCCGTTGCCTCCAGCATTGAAAATAGCCGTTGCTTGGGCACTGGTATTCACTCTGACAGTGCCTGGCAATTCAACTGTGGCATTGGCACCATAAAGATTGATCATGTTGGTATTAACACCACCATCATTGACTTGTATTCTGATATTGCTGTCAGACGTTTGATTACGAATAAAAACATCGCTGCCAGACACTAACAATCGCAAATCACTGTCGCTGCCAATTGTGAGTCCACCGTCATTGAGCACGCCCAGTGTGCCTGAAGTAGTGTCGTTGGCTATGGCACTCAAGAAATCAGTGCTGTCCAATCCGTCCAGTGTCTGTGAATTGGTAGCAGTGCCTTGGAAAAACTGATTGACACCGCCAACCGCAGTGGCCAATTGAATACCTGGATTTACGCTGGCAAAACCTGGGATAGCTGTTTGCGGGGTCCAAGGTCCTGAATCTCTGCTGACAATGCCCACAATTTCGTCTTGAACAAACAGTTTGATCACAACGTGACTGGTGGCAGTGTTGTCTGTGATGGTGTCTGGAATAGCCCCTGTCACACCAGTACCAGCAGTAAACGCTGGCCCTACCACGATCCAGGCAGTGCCTGAATACACATTCAACTGAGCATTGGTGCTGTCATACCAAAGATCGCCAGCTACAGGATTGCTTGGAGGGCTGGATGCTGGACTGGATGTGGCTCCACTGATTACTTTGAAATTGGTTCCGTTGTAGACTTTGAGAGTGTCAGTGGTCTGATCCCACCATAACTGGCCAGTGAGCGGAGCACCTGGTGCCGTGGTGTTGCTACCACTTTCCAGCAGATGAATAAAATTTTCATCCAAAAACTCACCGTAGCCAGCATAGTTTTTTCCTACCAGTGTCATACTGCTGCTGGTATTGATGGTACCATCCGCAATTACTGCAAATATAGTGCCATCTGTGAGATTGATTGTATATGCCATTTTAGCTGCTCCAAGTCCTTAAGATATTTATGGTCTAATCTACCAGTATTTATGTTGCGCTCAGGTTTGTCAATGTCTGAATACGCACTGTGTAATCAATTTGAATCTGGCGATTCAAGGCTTTTTGTACTGGATGAAAGATAACATGCGTGATCAAGCGCAGCTCGGTTGCGCTGCCATTCCATGTTTTTAAACCCAATTCATCAAAAACATACTCTCCGTTGAAATTGGTTGAATTATCAAAGGCCTGCTGTCCCAGCGGCTCTCCATAATCCAATAAACAAGTAACCAAAATATCGGTGTAAACTTTGCCAGCTGTGTGTAACACATTCATGTTGTTGTTGGCTGGGTCTGTGTTGGCTGCTGAGTTGTCATCTACAACTTTGGCATAAGTTTCATTGTATAAATCAGCGTTTTGCCCAGTGGTATTGGGGGGCAAATATGTGATCACACCAGTGGGATCCACACTGCTGCCACCATTGCCAAAGGCCATTAAGTAAATCCAACCCTGATCACGGTGCGCCAAAGTATCAGCCATGGCCACACTGATATTCTCATAATGGATAGCATTCTTTTTGTCCACAAAGATTTCGCCGTTGTTGGGATCAAATATTTTTAAAAAACCTTCTACTTTGAATTGTCCAGGCAGCAAAATCATTCTCTGGTCTCCACAAAAATTTCGCGGTTATTTGGGTCATAAATTTTAACAAAACTACTGACGTTGATTGTGCCTTGCTCATTGGGGCGCCGCGGTTGATTCACAACAGGCAGTTTTTGTTTGTCTTTTTGGTCGGTAGTTTCCATCATATTATTTACCTTGATCAATTACCTCGAAAAAAGACAGCAGCGTCGGTGTTTTGTATTTGCAATGCTATACCATTGCTGGCGGTACCAGAGCCAGGTTCATACCAACTCAATCCTTGTCTAACCCGTATACTGACTTCTACACCAGATTCTGGAGCTTGATCAAAAGTAACAGTGGCTGGTGACACACTGTCTACAGTGTAATTACCAATTTGTCTAGTACCAGCCACATATACCAAAATGGCCTGTTCGGCAAAACTCACTGCGAGAGCACTGAGATCAATGTTTGCTGCGGCAAATGTTGTTTGGGTACCATCAGCCAAAGTGTTGGTATAGACCACTGTGTCTTGATATTCAACAGGTGCCAAATTGCCCACTCCCAAATTGTAAACCACAGCACCTTGGCTGTGACTGTCAGCTGCGGTACCATACGTACCTCGCATGAGACTGCTCACAGTGTTATTGGCAAAATCAATCTGTCTATACATGATTCTTTCGCCGTTGATTGTGATCACTCCCCAGGTATTGCTGACAAAGTCAGGTATGGTCAATGCTGCCACATTGTCCAGGTAAATCACATTGTCTGTGGCGCTCAACGGTTGTGCCAATGTGGTTGTGGTTGAAGGTGTGATTCTGTATGTTGCCTGTACTTCTCTCATGTCTTGGAATATTCTAAAACCCAGAGCTTCTGGCACAACACTGTCTGTGAACAGCGTGGCCACTACCACGTCTGTTACACCAATGGGTGGCCCATGAACAATCAATTCTTCTCCAACAATCAAGTAGTCATCACCGTAAAAAATTCTATTGCCATTCAACGTTACCCACAATCTTGATGGGTTGGTAATCACTCTGCCCAATTGGAAGTCATTCACCACTTCTACTGCGCCAACAGTGTAGTCATAACTGCCGGGAGCAAAACTCACAGTGGCCTGATCGTACGGCACAGCATCGTAAGGTTCGTTGGCTGTTATTCCAGTGGTCACAGGGCCTTGCCACAGTAGTGTACACATATCTTGTTGAGCAGTGTCATTCCACGTGGTCACTGCCACAATATCGCCAGCGATGGGGTAAAAACCTCCTGTGGTTCTAAAAGTCAATATTGTGTTATAGGCTGTGCTGCCATCGTTGCTCAAAGTATAATCTGCTTTGGTACTGACACTGATGTCAATTTGATCTCCAACCGCAGGCGCAGTCGCAAATATAACTTCTCTCTCATCTGTGCTAGATGTATATGGCTCAACTGTGAAATCAACGTACAAAGTTTGTGGCTCATTGTTGATCCAAACTTGAACATCGTTGTCTGCTATCAAACTTTGACTGTAACCGCCGCGAGTTGGCAACTGATACGCTGTGCTGCCATCAGCTGTGTAACACGCACCTTCTGGGGGGCGTGCTCGGATACCATTGACTTCAACAATCATGTTGGCTGGATTCGTTCCGCCAGTAAAGTTGTCAAGACTAAACGTCAATGAACCATTGGCTGTGAAATACTGTGTGATAGGTGTACTCCAGCTGTAATCTTGCGCGGTGTTGCCTAACACCGTGATATTGACGTAGTCAGCACTGGTATATGTTGAATTAAATTCAATTTCTGTGCTAATTCCGCCATCAGACTGGTATGTGTAGTCAGTGATCAGCGCACCGTTGACAAAGATTGCCAATTCAAAAATTTCACTATATGCCACTGGTACAGTCACACTGTTGCCAATATCTTCTCCATTGTAACCTTGTTTGAACAATTGACTACCGCCACCTATGCCAAACACTGAAATCACAACGACATCACCGTTGGCAGCAGGCGGCGCCGACGGCCGAGTCAACAATGTGACCACAGCACTGTTCCAATCTATTGAGTAATCCAATCCCAGTTCAAGATCGCGTCCTTGAGTTTGATTGGTCACTCTCACTTGAACTGGATTGGCAATGATACTAGCAAAACTGCCACTGTCAGTGACACCAGTTTCAAAGCTAAATTTAACAGTGCTCCAAACAAACCCATGACCATTTTCATCCCAATCACTGCCAGGTCTTGTAAACACTCTGAAATCCAGTGTATCAAACTCTGAACCAGGAACCAATTCTTCTGGAGCATGACTGCTGTAAGTGTCAACAAATCCACCACCGTTGACATTGATGTCTGTGTCAGCAGTGCCAGTTGGTATAGGACCCGTTGCCGGAGTTCCAAAAAAACTTTGGTATACAACATCTAAAATTCCAGGATCAAATGTTGGTCGACCTTCGGGTCCAAACGCTATGTTGTCAAATGGGTTGATGTCATAATTGCCCACGTCAAAACCAGTGTTTTGGTCAAACGTAGGAGCTACCACTTGAACACCTGGATAGTCAATGCCTTCAATCAGCAAAGCCAAGTCCAGGCCGGGCTCATTGACCCCTGGAGTGTAGTAACCTTGAGTTCTATCTACTCCAGTCAATGCGCCAGCACTGACCACTGTCCACTGATCTGGATCAAAGGTGTCTGACTGAACACCAGTGCTGTCATCAGCCGACGCTTGCCACACCCTGTCAAGATAACGAACCAGTGTGCCGTTGTCATAATTCTGTCCTGGTACCCAGTCTGACACATCACTTTGATACTGGAATCTGTCATACTTTATGGTTGTTTTGATACTTCTAACCAGGTCATTGCCCATCACAGTGATAGCCTGTGCATTGGTTCCCAAATACAGTAAAGTAGCAGAACCGTTTGTTGCTGACCCTTCTACGTGATCTGGAGGCGACCCACTGGATACTCCAGTCACTGTAACGCTGTAGTAATTTCTATCAGCTGTTATAATAAATGAACCCGATTCGTAAGTGGTAAAAGGTTCCCAAAGCTGAGCATTTTGCGGTAATCCGCCGCCAGTGATGGTCAAGATAGCTGTTTCAATGTACCCTTGTCCAGGATCAACTATGATCAAACGAGTCACAACACCTGCGGAATTAATCTGTGCTTCAACCACTGCTGGCTGCTGACATGTGCCAGACACGATGACCTGAGGGTTGGTGGCATATCCTGTGCCCCCGCTCAAAATTGAGATGCCCTGAATTTCCAAAAGATAGTTGGCAAACCATTGGTTGTAGGGGAAAGTTTGCCACAGTGGGCTGGTTGGTGCCACATCACTGTTGGTGTTGGCAGTGCCTGTGCCTTCGGCAGCGCTGAGAGTGTAAGGAGTCAATATGGGGCTGACAAATTGACCAGGCTCCAGTGCGGTATCGAAGAATGCTGGCAAATCAAAGTCAGTAACACTGCCAAAATATTCATCAAATCCATCATAGATCAAATTGATTTCTCTAACTTGAACATGATATGGTTTGACTTCTTGAATGTAATCTATCACAAACTCTTGATTGTCTGGTCTGTATACCTGGAACGGCACAAGCTCACGAATTCTGTGATCAACATCGATCAAACTGGTTTTGGTCAGCCATTCAGGAGCCAACTGCTCTGTCAACACAAAGTTGAACATCAGCACCAATGCTTTGTTGCGTTCAATGGCTAGATCATCTATCAACAACTGCTGGTTAATGGCCTGGATGATTTGTCTGGTTTCAATATTGGGATACTCATCAAAGTACTGATTGTCAAACACATCAACATCAAAGCCAAATCCTCCTTCGCCATAGTTCCACAACACAGACAAAAACTCAATGGTTCCGCTTTGTAATCCAACACGAGTCCAACCAGTATCAGTTAACAAATAGATTTCAAATTTGCCCTGCGCATTGCTGGTCACTTTGACACTGCTGCCCACAGGCACTGACAGTGTTTCTAACAGCGATGATGTGGCCACTTCTGCCACTGGGTTGATACTGGTGTTGTAACCTGGTAGATACCAGTCAATGAATTTCCAGAATTTGCTGGTATCATAGGTTTGAACTCTGACCAAATCCAATGAATCAAATGTTTTGTTTTCGGTGAGAGCATAGATGGTCCACAAACCATTTTGAGTGCTGTCACTCTGTACCAAATATCTGTATCCCACTGGCACAGACAAGAAGTTCTGAAAGCTGAGCTCTTCAAGGTTAGCCACACGTTTGTTCCATTGTCCGCTGATACTGTTGGGTTCAGGATCTTTGCTGTACAACAGGCTGAGATTTCTAGACTCAACTATGGGAAATTTACTCAATACTTCATTGACTTTGGTCAGATAGTTTTCCAATGCTGAAAATCTATTGACAAACCAACTTTGTCTGGGTCTAAACTGAACACCGTACCGACTGGCCACTGGCAAGAATGGGTCTGGAACCAAAGCGCCTTGAACATCTGTGCCTGAAAAACTGTCTTGTAATTTTCTATACAAGATGTCGCTGATAAATCCATCACTGCGATCTTGTGGCACAAGATCATACTGAGTGTGAACTGCGTTGTCTGTGTACTCTTGGTCAAATTCAATGCTGAGTATGGTATCTTGCGCACTGATGTCAGACACAGAATTGTATATGGCTGTGGTACTGGCATTCAAGAAAGCCACATAGGCAATACCGCTGCTGCGAGGATTTTCAATGTATCTGGCCACTGTGGTTGGAGCCAGTGTTTTGCCTTTCTGAGTAGCCACAGAACTGATGCCACGCACCCAAAAATAGTAGTTGGTTACAATAAAGCCTTGAGCACTGATTTCGCCTTTGACGCTGTAACTGATCAAAGACTTGGGCACTCCAGGTCCAGAATATTGATTGGGTGGTACAGGACTGCTGGTCCATTGATACATGTCTACAGTGCTGCCTGGGAACAGTTGTCCCCATCGTCTGGCAGCATACACAATGTCGTCTTGATTGGGATCAATGAATCTAGCAGAATTTGTATCCCACCATATCTGTCCTTCGTGTTCAGCTGCCCAGGGACGACCGTAATTGTTAACTGATCCAGCATTGTAACCAGCTGGGTCCACAGCACCAATATAGTCTATGTTTTGTCTGGCTGCTCCTAAAATTTTACCCTGTAGCGGATCAAAATAATCAAAAAACTGAGTCTTGGCACTGGTGATACGATCGTAAGAATAAACACCATTGATCAAGCTGATATCAACCACTGGACGCTGGGTATGAATAGGAGTCCAGGCCGGTGCTTGAGACGGGTTGTTGAATATGTTGACACTGCCGTAGTTTTTGAAGCTTTCTGTGCTGTCATTGGTATCAAACCCTGGAGAACCTATAAGAAGAATGCCATTTCTATAACTCAGTCCTGTGCCAAATTGATCAAGACTTTGTACAAAAGAGTTGCTGAGTTGTTGTCCAAACACAAATTGGCCTGGAGTGCTCACAGAGAAAGTGGCACTGTCTAAATAATCAAAACTGTACACTGCTCCGCTTTGAGGCACAATCTGAACAAATGCTGTAGTGCGCCCATCAAAATATGTGGTGTTGTTGTCAAACGTAGTTGGACGCACTAGGCTGGCGCCTGGAGCACCAATTATCACTGTGTCACTGCCCAAGTCCCGCACAACAGTTTGTCCAAAATGACCAAAATCAAAAGCCACTGGTGGCAGAATTTGTTGTGTTTGAACAAAAGTGTTAAATCCAAGTCTATCAAAAGTTGAACCAATTTGACCTGGTGCCACTGACAATCTGTTCATGGGATCAGATGCGTCAAAATTGATCACACTCAGTGTCAATCTTCCAGCGTTGATAGTGCCAGTGGCACCCACTGACGCAGTGACATTGGGAATACCTGAGTTGTTGATTGCTGTGGCCAAACCAGCCACATTGTTGTTGGGCGCTGCCGGCACAGCAACTTCAAAGTTGTTGATCCTCAGCGTGTTGCCTGGCAACAGTGCTGGGTTGGCATTGACACTGGTTATGGTGCCGTAGATTCTACTTTGATTCACTGCTCTAAACACACTGCCAGATTCTTGAACCACTGCAAACTCATCAACTGACAACGGTGTAAACGGTGCTCCCACAAACAGACTACAGTTGCTGGTACACACATCCACTGCTTCGCCATACTGAGATCCTTGTACAGGTGCTGTGGCAGTGAGTTTTTGTACAAAATTAAATGTGTTGACATCAACTTGTACCAGATCGCCAATGTCAGGGGCCTGGTCCAGAGTCACTGTGGTACCAGACACAGCGTATTGGCCGTTGGGCCCAGTATCATCACTGATTAAAAAATTACCATTGACACTGACAGCAGTAGGAGCAACCAAGATTGGTCCAGTGACTGTGAAACTGGTAGTGTTGGCAGCACTGACCAAAAATTGTTGTACTGTGCGATCAAAAATATAAAGTGACCCAGTATCATCAAGATCAGCAGTGCGATCGTCAGGACTGCCAATCATCACTTGCTGGCCGTCAGTGGTACAACTGACACTGGCTCCAAATCTAGCATTGTCGCTCAGTCTGGCATAAAAGGTAGCACTTGCCACACTCTGACTGATACTCACTGTATATGTGCCCTGACCTCCTGTGCCTGTGCCCAGCGCAGTGATAGTGGTTTCTGGATTGATGCCTGTGCCAGCCAGCTTCATACCCAAGACCAATTGAGGACCATTTGGCACTATGTTTGACACTGTGAGTGTGGTGCCCAAAATTGACCCTTCAAACACAACAGCATATCGGATTTCATCAACATACTTGTAGTATGATGGGGTGGTCAGTTGAATCAGTGCGTTGTTGGGCGGTGCAACAAAAAAGTATAGTTCATCAGAACTGCTGAGCAATTCATAGTCAATGTTTGGTCGTTGTACTACGCCATTCAATACTACAAAGAAGCTGTTGATATTAGTAGCAAGGTACAACTGGTCGGCCAGGCTAAATGTCTGTGTGCTGCCGTCACCGGTGTAGTCGTAACTTATTTTTCTAGCTATGGTCAGCTGTAAATTGCTGGCTGGTGCCACAGAAAAAATAATGTCAGTGGCTGTCAAAACAAAGTCTACGCCAGCAGTCAGTGCCGTGTCATTGAGTACAACCAACAATTGACCAGGATTGTTACTGTTGATTTGAACAGTGTTGCTGTAGTTAAACACGGTCTGAGACCCGTTGGTAACATAAGTTACTCTTTGATTTTGATGCTGTATCAAAGCGTAGGCAAATACTTTGTTGATGCCTGGAGCTCCCACATAAAGCCAACCCTCATCATCGCTGATCACTAGGCTGCTGCCAAATTCACAAGGCAGTCCAAGATAGTTTTCAGGTGGAGTAATTAACTGGGTAAGGAAAAAATCTGCTGAATTTGGCAGTCTGGAGATAATGCCAACGTAACCCAAATTGTCAGCTGATTCAGGTGCGCCCACGGCTGAAAACAGCAAGTTGCCAGTGTCCACTGTCTGTCCAAATTTTGCTGTGTCAATGGCGTTACATTCAATTCGTTCATTGAGCACAAACACATTTTGAGCGGTACGCACAAATGTATACACAGCACCAGCATCGCTGTTGAAACCTGGAGTGCCCACTGTGGCAAATTGATTGTTCAATGACTGTGATATACTCTGTCCAAAACGTTCGTTGGTACTTTGTGTTCGAGGCAGCAGCAAGCCGCCGTTGGTAAAGATATCTTGTTTTTCCAGCACTGTCCAGTGTCCAGTGCCGTCATTGTCTACCCAAACTTTGGCGCCAGGCAGTATGGATTTCGCATAACTCAATGTGGCTACATCACTGGCTTGACTGACTCGTTGAGAGGTCAGTGTAAAACCAATTCCAGTGCCCAGTATTTGAATTTGAAAAGCATTGGGAAACACAAATGGTATCAAAACAGAAAACACATCAGGCACAGCAGTGACCTTGTAAGTGCCGTTGACATTTTCGTCAAAAAACTTTATGATCAATATATCGTCAACTGCGAGCCCGTGAGCCTCTGAAAAAATCACTGTGCTAAATCCATTGAGATTTGATTTTACTGCGGTAATTTGGCCTGGTACCTTGTCAGCTCTGAATATGCCCCAATCATAATCATTGATTTTGGCTACCCAAATATTGGTACCAATCACAATGCTGTCGATATTGGCATTCAGCGACTGTGGATCATCAATGTTGAACACTGTGATATCAACATCATCTTCATTGACATAGCCCGCTGTGGGCAACACGTAGTCAGATATCAAGGAAGTTTTTAGAATATCTGGACTGGTAATTTTGTAACTGCTTTTCCAAATGTTGTCCACAGTCACTGTTTGATCAGCGTCGCTGATTTGTTGATTGTTTATAACTTGAATGATACTGGGATTTGATTCCAATAAAGCTTCGTTCAGTCTTAACTCGTAGTAACTTCTATTGGCATTGGCTCCGTAGGTAGCTCGCAGCAGCGCCCAATTTTCATAGATATCATACTCAGCAGTGCCTCGACCAAGGTCGGCAAACTTGAAAATTTCTGCTGCTCTGATAGAACCTTTGATAGGCAAAAATTGACTGTAAAGGTTTACTTGACTAACATCGTCAAGATTCAATGCAGCCATGTACTGTCTTGGTCTAAATCCAATCAGTCCGTAAGAGAACAAATCCTGATCACGTTCTAAATTGGCTGTGTAAATACTGTACGTTTGGGCCAATTGATCGCTCTTGTTGGCCAAGTTAGGCAACAGTCCTTGTTGAATTTTGGTATAGTCGCTCTGGCTCCAGTCCATGATGCGAAATTCAGCACTGGGCTGTACAATGGTGTTGGCGCTGTAGTAGTTGTTTTTCCACAGCACTAGATCGCCTTTGGTATACTTTCTAAAAGGCTGCCATTCTTGAACATTGTCTTGATTCAACAAAAAGCCACTGGCATTGAGCTGTCCATTCCAATCCATGGTGGTCGAAGCCTGTAAATTCAATCTTGATTGTCTGGCGCCAGTGGCTGGCTCGTATATCAAGTCATTGAAAATACTGACATTGTCAAACACCAGCATGTGTTCAAAAGACACAAACTTCACAGTCAACAAATTGATAGTTTGCCCTGTCACACTCTCAACCACAAATGTGTTGTCATAGCGATCAACTATCAAGTTTCTGGCATCTAAGGTTCTGCTGTCTTGATTGAGAACCTGTTGTTCCAATGTTTGAACACTGATGTCGTCAACTATGGATTCGGGTCTAGTGATCATCAATTTGGTAGCAGCAGGATTGAGATTGATCACTGTGCCGTCGGCCCAGCCTTGTGTGGAAAAGTACAAGAATTCATTGACCATTTGATTCCAATTAAGAGTGTAACCATTTTCTCTAGAATCAAATATCATACCTTGGGATTCAAGATAAGCACTGTAGCTCAACAAAAAGTCAGCCACAATGGTGGCATTGGTAAACACATATCCGTATGGTACCCTTACCACATTGTTGGTGTAATTTCGTGGCACTGACACAGTGACGCCGCCTGAACTGATCTGTCTTGTGGCACCATTGATTTCGCTGACCAACACAGTAAAGTAAGGATCATTGACGCTGTATCCCCAAACTGAATAACCGTTGGCCTGTTTTTGAATCATCACGCTGCTGTAAGTCAATGAAGCAAAAGGCGTATTTTTATAGAACAGTAAGTTGTAACTCTCGTCTGGCAGCAACAAACTGCTGTTGGTGCTTTCGGGACTGCTGCGCTCGCTGTAGACTTGAATGTAATTCTTGGCACTGAAGCTGGCCATGCGGTAACACAGTCTTACGTCTAAGTTGCTCAACGCCACTGTCAAGTCTCGTGTGCTGTCAATGCCACTGACTCGATTGTAATCCACAATCCAGTTGATGTAACTGGCTTTGCTGGTGCCGTCGCCATAGACTTCAATGCCATTGGCATCCAATCTGTAACGGCCGTTGTACACGTACTGATCCAGTGACGTATCAAAACGATAAAGATCTCTGTCAGCAAACAGGCTGAAAAATTCTGCTGGTCTGGTCAACGCCAACAATCTCATCACAGCAAATGGATACGAACTGCTGGTACGCCAGGCATTTTCAGTTGGTCCATCGTCGCCAAATATCCAGCTGGCGCGGAAAGTGTTGCTGTCGTAGTTGCCAACCACACTGAACAACGGACTCAGCAGTTCTCCTTCAGATCCAGCTGGAATGACCTGTGTCAGTTGTGGCCTAGCATACTGAGGCAAGATATACGGACCATTGGGATCCTTGACCAGCCCCTGAGCCAGATCGTCCCACAACACCAAGTTATCGCCGGTGTAGGGAGCAGGACCATACTCTATTTGCCACCAATCAGGTTGTATAGCAAAGCCCAGCATTTCCCACGGTCTGGTGTTGGGATAAATGGTATCGTAGAAATACTGATAAAGTCCGCGCCAGGCACCTATTCTCAGTGGACCATTGGTTGGCGACAGTTTGTTGCTGGCTGCTTGATAGTTCCAGGAGAACTGATTTGTGGTGTAATCTTGAGTCACATAGTCAAGCTTGTTCCAGCTAGACCAAATCAAAAAGTCTTCACTGAGTATGGTATTGATTTCACTCAATGAATAATCAGTTTGTCTGAACTGCCCAGGAACAACATCGGCCGCAGTCAATGGTACAGGATTGTTTTCCAGTTTGAGATTGTTGTATATTCTCAGTTCAAATTGAAGCAGCAACTGATCGCGAAAATCGCCAAAACACTTGGTTATGCTGCCGTCGTGGCCACGAATTACCAGCGTGGGCGTGATGTAAGTAGTGTCCAAATATATCTCAGGTATAAACGCTGGATATAGACCCATTTTGGTAGGTGTGTTGGGAACAAAACTGCCATAGGTGGTGGCATATTCCTGAACAGTGATTGTATCGCCCACTGCCAGCGGAATGTTTACTGTGATAGTTGGAGCATTGGCATTGACCTCATACTCAATGCCTCTTGTCAACAGTGTATCTCCGTTGTAGTAAACCAACAAGCCTTGATAGTTGGCACTGGCATAATTGTAAATCTGTTGTGTGTCAAACACATTGGTAGATATAGGCGATACCGTGTACACTGTTTGCTCATAGGTGCTGCCATGCGGCAGCATGTCACTCCAATAAAATGGATTGGTATCAAGTCTGCCCAGGGTCAAATCTGCTATGGCCTGTGTGAGTGTTTCAGAAATAGACAGATTGATATAATCATTGGTCACCACAATGTTCAACAGTTGCGCTTTGAATTTTTCATACTCTTGGCCGTTGAACTGAATGGCTCGCCAAACATTGTACTGACTGCTGCGTGAAAAATAACCAGTCAGCGTCAGTGGCGAACTCTGTTGTAAAATATTCAAACCAAAAGGCACAATGTTGCCAAGGTCTCTGGTATTGTTGGCACCATTGACCTGCCCTGAAAAATTCAACAAATTTTGAGCAATGGTTTCGTAGTGCGTTCTAATTGAGCCCAGAGTAAAAGTTGAACTGTTGACATTGAAAGGATTGTTTTCAAGATTGGCTGCCACTTGGTAAAAACCAACAGAGCTGGCTGTGTTGCTTAGGACCAATACAACCACACGTTGACTTGTGGTTATCAGGTTGTCATCCAATGTCACAACAGTTTTTTGGCCTTGAACACTGTAAGAATATGTGCCAATGTCTTGAAAAACGTTGTCAACATACACTTTGACACTGGGCACAGTGTCAACTGGCAGTGCTGGCACATCCAACACCAACGACGTTCCGTTGACATAAGAAAACTCAAACTGTTGATAAATCTTACTGGCAACTGCGGCTGTTTGCCATCCGGTTTGTTTTTTATACACAGTACGATCACTGTACTGATGTACAAAACCTGTGCTCACTGGCAAAGTCTGTGCTATCAAATCTTGTAGGTAGATAAAACTGTCAGTGTACAAATTGTTGTCAAACACAATGTCACCAACATTTCTAATGCTGAGATAACGCAGAGCAAAGTTCAGCACAGGATCACGTTGTCCAGATCCAATGGCATAGCTGAACAGTTTGTTTCCGGTGAAACTGCTGCTGGGATAACGAACTTTGTTGCCAAAACTGATGCCGTTGCTGTCAAACACATCAAACAACGGAGCTTGGTTGACCTGAGTCTTGAGTTGTGCCTGTGTCCATTCAACACCATCAAACCAAAAACTCACTCCTTGAAGCGTGTTGCCACTGATACAGACCACACACTGATTGGCCAGCACTTCGCTGTCATTGGCCGGCACCAAGTTTATAATAGGCTGCGGAATTGACGATCCGTCACCAGTGCCGTCTGGACTGATAAAATTGACCACGTAAATTTTGTTGCGAACCTGAGGATCCTGATCCGCAGCAAAAATTACTCTAGTGCCTTGAACAAAACTGTATCCGTCAATGCCGTAGCCCAGTGAGCCATTGATGTTGCTCAATGCATCGGTGCTTGAAAAATCAATGATGTCAATGGGCTGTTTGCTTTGAGTGCCCATGTTGAACAGTCTAAGACCGCCGCGATACTCTAAAATAGGACGTTTGGCTCGATAAAAGTTGTCCAGCACCAACTCACTGTTGTTATACTCAGCGGCGGCCACCAACACATCAACATGGAACCAACGGTTGGTACGTGCCCAGGCGTTGCGATCAGGGCTGTTCAATGCCATGACCAGATAGTCAGGTATCAATGGTTGATTCAGTGCCGCATCATAGGGTGTGCTGTCATAAGCTGTGCTGTCATAGGGAATAGTGGCGCTGTTGGTATAGGGCTCTGGAGTGATGAATTCGCTCACAGGCAACAGTTCAATGGCAGATCCAACACCAGCTACGTAATATGCTTGATTGGAATAACTGGCAGGCGAGGTAGGCCCTCGGAAAATAACTTGAAGATTGTTGGTGAACACCACCCCATTGGGACTGGTGTAATTGGGTTGGCCCAAAATGTCATCAATGTCAAGAGTGGGATTGTCTGCCAATTCCACCAATTTGATAAAACCAAAAAAGTCTGGATTCTCGGAGTCCTGATAGTACAACACATCTTGTACCGCTGTCAGCAACGGAATCTGTTCCCATTGTCCAAAAGCATTTTTGTACCAGTTGGTGTTGCTGTACACTGATCCAAACACAATACTGAACTTTTGAAAATTAGATACTGCCTGTACCAACTCCAAATTCATGGTAATGTTGCCTAGCCCACTAGTGATGTAATTGATACGCCATATGCTGCGAGCAGGATCTTCCACTGAATCATTGATGAAAATCAGTGTGCGACCATTGAGATTGGTTATACCGTCAATGCCACCTTGAGTGGCCACAAAAGTCACTGGATTTTGACCTTGGATCTGCGAAAACTGTAGAGATGTGATGAGATCAACAGAGCCAATGCTGGGCAAATCATAATAAAACTGCTGTGCTGTTTTGTCAGGCACATTGAATGTTATGGTGCCTGAATCTTCTCCGTTGTTTTCTGTGCCAAGCACAGTTCTGCTGCTAATGTTGGGATAAAAAGGCAACCGCCCATTTACACCTGGTGTGGCCTGAATCCAAAAATTAAACCCAGGTTGATTAGCGGCAAAAGTATAAGTGCCACCGCGAGCCAGATACAAAATAGGATTGGTGCCGGCCACACCGCTAAATTTGTATCCAGTGCTGGTTCTGGTTACTGTAAAATCATCTGTGTAAGGAATGTCAGTGGCGCTGACATCCACTGCCAATGGACCTTCAGGCACCCAGTAATATTGACCATAATTTACAAACTTGTCATAGTCAACAAAAGGGTCAAAGGTGTAGTATTCGCTGGTAAACAAACGATCAGCACGATTGACATATCCGCCTTGTGTGCTTATAGAATCAAGAATACCCGGATAGGGTATGATGTCTAAAATTTTGGCATTGTTGTCTGGATCAACTCGCAGCACACCTGGCTCAAGCTGATAATTGCTGCGTTGAGCCGTGGGTTCGGTGACATAGTTTTGATCAACAGTGACTCCTGGCCCCAGTCTACGACCAATGTATCCTTGTGTTTTTTTGAACTGCGGTTCTTGAGTGAGTTGGTCCAGCGTGGCACTCAAAAACTGTCGGTTAGTTTGAGTTTGAAAAATTGGTGGAAGAAGATCCACTGTTCTGGTTGTGGCCATTAAATCACTCCGCTGCCTGGTGCTGTTCTCAAGTTGGTACTGGTCAACGCTGAAATAACTTGTATGTTTTCTACTCCAGCTGCGTTGACAAATATTTCATTGGGTGCTGATCTTATTTCATACAAGTCGCCAAAATACTTTTGTGGATCCAGTGGAACCAATACCACTGAACTTATTATGCTTCCAGCATTTTTATGAATGTAAGCAGCCAGTTCACTGAAGTAAAATGTGTCACCAAAATCAAAAGCTTCAATTGAAAAATATGTATTCATCAATGACACCACTGTGTTTTTGACTTCACTGTCACTGACAACCACATTGGGAGCTTTGATAATTTTGATAGTGGCCTGTAAGTCGGCGGCTGCTTTGGGACCAAACAGTGGCTTAAATGACACACTGTTGACCAACACATTGTCACTGATCATTTTGTATTGATCCAGTCCTTGATATTCATTGGTCAGCTGCTGTAAAGTAGGCTGTGCGGGTTCAGGCACTGTGCCAGTGGTATCTCTAATCCAATTTAGATATTGAGTATAGTAGGTTTGTGTTACAACATAGATGTCAATGATATTGGTAGTGCCTGGATCAATTCTGGCTGTCAGCGGAGCATTGTGTCTGTACTGATAGTACAAAGCATTACGCCCAGTACGAACCAACCATTCATTGGTAACATCCACCAATGTTCTGATGTTGAGACCCGAAATGACCAACTGGAAGAATTTTTGTTCTTGTGTAGCGTAAAATATCTGTCCGTCAACAAACTCAAATTTCACTAACTCAATGTCGTTTTCTGTGGCATAATTGGTATTGACTCTGTCAGGGTTGACCAGCAGATATCTTTGTAAATTGTCAAAGTCCACAGTCTTTTCAAAAAATACCAACTTGGCATTTGGGTTTACAGATGGTGCCACAATGGCATCAAAAAAGTCAGGATCGTCGGCAATGCCATCACTGTCAATGTCTTGATAACTGACCAAGACCTGAAAATCATCTACATATCCATCACTTTGAACTGGTTGGCCAACAATGCTGAGACTGTAATCAGTGTAAAGAGGAAAACTGCTGTCAGGCTGACTGTTGACTTTGAGAACTTTGACAAAGTCGCTGATCACTGTGCCTGTGCGGCTGTCATAGATACGCTGTCCAGATTCAAAGAAAAATCTGGTCTGTAACACACTGCCAAAGTAGTAGACCAATGCTCGGCTGGTAACGGTATAAGTTTCGCCATCAGTGGTAAATTTTACCACCCAGCTGGCATCAAGGTTAGCACCCGACGTGTTGCCAGCATATTGTTGGCTCCAATCACCGTTGGCATCAATATTGGTAGAAGTAATCACATACCAGCTGTACGGCGTGCCAGTCACAGAACCAGTGCTGTCATACCCTAGGCCAAAATTTCTATACAGCTCAATTTGAGCAATCATTTCATTTTCAATGGTAGTAGAAAGATCAGTGACCAACAGTGGAATGACTTCTGTAGGGATGGCACCAGTGGGTATGAAGTTGTTGAATACCACTGGACCAGATCCATTGGCAAGATTACCCTGACCTTGGTTGGTGCCGTCAACAAAAATTTCTGTGGGGCTGGCCCAGATTTCAACTTTTTCATCAGGCAAGGTAGGTGTGCCTAATTTCAGTCTGTTGTTGGCATCAAAAAAGTATCCTGCTGGTGGCTCAAACTTGACCAAAGATCCAACTGCTATAAATTTGGCATTGCTGGTGGTCAGCGGACCTATCGGATACGGAGAGCCAGATGCGCCTTTGAAATAGCCAGTGGTTTCATTGATAAGAGTGGTACTTTGTTGCCATGATATCAACAGTCCACTGAGATTGGGCCGTGGAAAGTTGGCATTGTAAAACTGGGTGAAACCATAGTCAACCAACAATGGCTCTACTTGATTGATAATTGTGCTGGCAATTTCATTCACACTGGACCATGTGAACAAGAAAGTTGGTGATACATTTTCTTCCCATAGGGCGCCGTCACTGCCAAAGCTGTTGGTGGAACTGTATTTGCCAGTGTTGTCAACCAAGTCAAGATATCTACTGGTGCCAATGCTGGCACGATTCACAGCCTTGCTTTTGATAATGGAGTTGTACAGTGTGAACGGGAAGTTGTTGTAATCTTCACCGTTGACCATGCGGTTCTGTGTGTAATAACGAGCAGGAGCACGTTGTTTGATCTCAGCCAGAGTTTCTCGACTTTGAGCATTGCTCACAGGTTGCGTAATACCACAGGTAAAAGTGATTACTTCGCGATTGCCTGTTCTACTGACATAGGTGATGGGAATCACAACACTTTGCATTTCTTCAGGATTGATAATGTAAGTCAGACCATTGCTGGCTCTTACATAACATCTGAAAAATCCAACTGGCACTGAACTAAACACTCCATCGCCAAAAGTCAATGTAATTTGATCGTTGGAGCGACTGGTAATGCTGTACAATTTGCGTTGGTCTGGAGCCAGTTGTTCTACCGCTGCGGCATAGGTACTTTCCACGTATTCCCATTCAAATTGAACGTTGCCCACGGTGTCTAGCTGAAACAGCCAGTGATCTTGGTTGTTGACTCCTTCAACATTGACAGGCACTGTGCGGTTGACCACAGCTTCAGCCAAATTGAAATCAACGTTGGTCAACACACCTTGTTTGAACAAAAAGAAATAACCAGTGTTGGCGCTTTCAAAACCTTGTTGATCGTTGCGGAACAAAACATTGAACTTGCCCACAGGCAGCGGCGATGGTTCGTAGATATAAGATTGGCCAATGGTGCTAGCACTCACAGCTTCAAACGGCATGCTGATACCGTCCACTGTGCTGTTGTAAGAGATCACTGGCAAAAACCCAGGAATCAAATTGATGGTATATTCATCAGTTCTAACATCAAGAATTGTGGTTCGATTGGCTGGTTTTCCTATTTTTTGACTGTCCACCAACGCAGCATTGATAATTGCGGTAAATTGTTCTTGCCAGTTGAGATTGGTAGGATCATTCCAATTCACCGTGATGTTGCTGAGATTGATACCATTGAAATCTGCAATGTTTTCAGTGGTGGCCACACTGAATACCTTCAACAAACCTTCCGCAGCTTGATTTCTTTTGGGAGTATACGCTACCAAATCAGCCAGCTTGACCACAGAGTCACGGCGTTCAGCAGTGTCTAAGTAATTCTCTCTGGTATTGAGGTCATTTCTAAAACTCAGTGCCTGTCCCATGAACGCTATCACGTCCAGCAAAGCAATGAATTCAGAACTTTCAACATAGTCGTTGAAAGTTTCGGGATAGTATTGACGCAGATAGTCTACAAATACCTTGCGCAGAGTCTCAAAGTCATAGCTTTGAAAATCTGCTTCGCGGTATGTTTGATAGATTCTTTTCCAATCTTCTACCCCAAATACTACAGTTTGTCTAGTGGTGCGAGCCATAATTTTACTTTTTGTTATTTATGGCCGTGAAAAACGGCATGGTTAAACCGTTAGCAGAGTATTGTTTTGTTGATCAAAAAATAACTGTAAGGTTTCGCTGGTGGTACCAGTTACGTACTGAAGTTGAACTTCAATCAAAAGTCCATTGCTTTGAGGATACAACACAGCATCTGACAATGCTATGCGAGGGTCTTGAGCAATGACTCGTTGAATTTCGTTCAGTATGCCCTGCTCAGTAGTTGAATCCAATGACTCAAAAACATAGTCCCATAGCACTGTGCCATAACCAGGACGGCCAGGCAGTTGACCTTGTCTGATTTGTAAAGCATTCAGCAAGTCCCTTTTGATCAATTCATTGTCAATCAACGTGAATTTTTTGAACTGATTTTGAGTGTTAAATCCAATAAAGGTGGTCATGAACTATTTATTGCCAGGATCAAACTCAATCTTATCCGGCTTCAACAAAAGCTATCTGAGCTTGTTGTCTGGCTGCTTGAGCCTGTACCTGACCAATCAATGCTCTGGCAGCAGCAATACCAGTGGCATCAACTCTTATTGGAGCAAGAATACTATTGCTCACCGTACCAAAGTTGATGTTGGTACATCTTGGGTCGCCAATGATTCTGGTCACAGCTGCATCACAAGTGGCCCTGTTATAACAGTTTTGAAACGTAGGCACAGGTCTGGGCACACAATCAAGGCTGAAATTTAGACCGCTAGCATCTCCTCGACTGCCGCCACCAAAGAATGATGTGAAAACTTTGATTCCAGCTGAAACAGGCCCTAACACATCAAGAACTCCTGATATGCTGCTGAAACTGCCAAACAAACTGTTGCCAAGATTTTGTATTCCAAACAACGAACCAGCACTGTCTAATAAACCTGCTGCTTCCAATTTCAATTCTGAAAACAGATTTATCACATACTCGTTGCCCAGGGCATCTACTCTGGTTATGTCAAACAAGCCTGGTATCTGTGTAGCAAATGCGTCAGTGGCCAACGACCCGAAGCCGTCAAAAATTTGATTGGCACCCACGGCAGAGCTGAGATTTCCAAGGCCAGAAAATCCTCCCAACGATGACAAAGCACTGCTAAGTTCTCCACCAATGGTTATGCCTACATTTTGAATTCCGCCTAGCACCTGATTGACCACTTGTCCAGGCACTGAAGCCAATTCTGACAATGACTGTTGAAGTGCTCCTCCAAGACCAAACTGTTGACTCAGTGTTTGGCCATAGGATCCAAAACTGGTTCTAAGAGCTTGTCCAATGGCCCCCGGGCCATTGTAAACTGTTTCAAACAACGACAATGCCGATGTGGCTTGGGCCAGACCCGCACCACTGATACCCAGGGCTGACCCTGCCAACATCACAGCACTGGACAGACTACCTTGCCCAGCCAGCGTGGCCACTTGACTGATTGAAGTAGCAAATTCACCAGCTCGAGCCACAGCATTGAGCGTGGCCTGAGTTTCTGGAGACAGTTGTCCTTGCAACCAATCAGCTGCTGTCTCAACATTAAAAGTTGCTGCTGTGTTAAGCACAGCTCCTAAATCTTTGGGCAAAATATCAATGGGCAACAATCCTTGAGCAGTTAAAGAATTGAACGCTTGATTGTAAACCAGTTGCTGAGCTGTTTGTTGTGAGGCTGCACTAGCGCCAAACACAGCAAGACTCACCATGTTGTCTTTGCCTGTCCACACTGCTGGATTGGCCACAATGTCAGCCAAAGCCACACCAGTGGCCAGTAAATTGCTGGTGCCTGGCTTGATAAATCCTGCCTGCTCCAGTTGAGGCAAAGTCAATCCATACTGTCCAATACCTTTGTCGTTGCTGACATCTGTGAGACTTTGATTAACTTGCTTGACTTTTTGTGCCAACAATCCGCGCACCTGTTCGCCGTCCAGTGTGCCCACAGGTTCGCCACTTTTTTGTAAATTGATATCACTGATACCTATTGTGTTAGGAGGCAACGAAGCTGGCAGTTCTTCAGCAGCTTTGATTCTGGTGCTTTCTAATTGTATTCCAACCAAGTTTAAACCATTGGCCACTTGATACTTTAAGTCTATCACAGCGCCAGATGACTGTCCTACCAAAGTGCCTGACAACAATTGTGCTTCCAACACAGCCACAGCCTGCGCTTCAGTAGACCCAGGAGGTCCATTGAGTTGATATGTTTGACCGTTGCGAACAATAGTAAAAATTGCCATTGGTAGTAGATATGTTAGGTTACTTTGATGGCCCAGTCGCGCGGCATGGGTTGACTACACGGTGGACATGACGGGTTGCCTGGTTCGCAAGACACAGGAGTTTTACATGACACACCGCAATTGTGATAAGGCCAAGGTTCGTGGCACGGCACACGACTACAAATGCTGGTCAATGCGTCTTTTTTAATCTCCCAACCTCGGGTACTGTTGAAACTTGTATCATCCAGCAGTGTTTTACTGATTGGCACCGGAGGGGGTATTGGTATGGCTCCACCAGAGTTCAGCAAAACTTTGCTGCCAGTCAACCCCAATTTGCCTGCTACACCAAAATAGCCTTTGTCGCCTTTGATACTCACTGATTTGGTTGCCAGTAGGCCCAAATCGCCTGTGGTGGCCACAGTCATACGACCTTTGCTGGTAATCTGGCTGATTCCAGAACTGTTCAATTTGACTTCGGCATTGGCAAAAGCATGAAAATTTCTGCCAGCATACATGTTGATGTCTTGATCAGCATGAATGTTGATATCTCCTTGGCTGCGTAAATTTATACTGTTGGTGCTGAACACATCCACAGTGCCTTCTTTGCCCAGCTCAATCCAGGTTTGACCATTGCTGTGACAGATGTAAAAGAAATTTTCACTGTCGTTCATCATGATCTGATGACCTTTGCTGGTTCGTATCCGGATCAAATTGTTCTCACCAATCTGAGTGCCGTCATCCATGACCACACTGTGTCCACCTTTGCGACCAATGATTTCAGTTTTGGTTGGATTTAGATTGTTTTGCGCCAGCTGCTGTTGAACTTGTTCGTCGGTCAATCCACCAGCATATACAGGCCTGCCAGGAGTTGACACACCATACACAGTGCTAGGACTTTCACGTTGCGCACTGCTGCTAATGGTACCGCGTTCAGTGTCATTGATCAATCCTTGCTGAAAGAGGATACTGGCTTGAATACCGTGTACTGGTTTGGGTATGTTGAAAAAATTAGGATTGTTGATGACTGCTGGATTTTTCTTGTTGAGTTCAGTCACAGGCAGTTGAGCTGCACGAGTAAAATAAGCATCTTGTGTGGCATTGGTGGTGTCATAGTTTTTGGTACTGCCAATGGCTGGAACCATGTGATTGAATCCAGGATCAGCCACACAGCCAAAGTAAAAACCTTGAGTTGGATCACCGCCTACAAAAAAACAAATTACTTGAACTCCAATGTCAGGCGGTGTAAACCACATGCCGTAACTGTGAGGATTGAAAAGACCGCCAGCACCAGCAGACGTACTGTCCTGTTGAGTGATGCCGTAAAATGGCGAACAGTAGTTCACTTTGCGCCAGGTACTGGCATCATTTTCATTGGGTCCACCCAGCTGTTTGATATACACTTGTAAGGCACCGCTGCGTGTTGGATCAACATTGTTTTTGACAATGCCAACAAACAAGCCTTGCCATGTTGGCATATCGCCACGATCAAGTCTAAAAGTTTCAGCTACACCGCGTGTTAAGTCATGATTGATTGGCATTTATGGATCTCTATTCATGTTTTGCCCACCGTTAGAGTTGGGCGTGGAACCGGATGGCACTGGCGGATTTACAACCCCAGGCTGATAGGGTCTAGGACTCACATTCAGCAACGGTCGATTTGCTGGGTTCAACGATTGAACCAATACTGGCAGCACTTTGTCACCAATGGTCACTGTGCTGGGGATATCTGCTATGCCAGCTTGAATTCCTTGATTGGCAGCGATTGCTCCTGCGGTTCCAAAATCAGCAATACCTTCCTGCACACCCACCAGAGGCTGTCTCACTATGGAGGCAGCGGCCGTTGTAGAGGTTCCTGTTCTTGTGCGGTTTTGATCAGGCAGGTCCTGGGCATTGCCCAATCGTAAACGCCCCACTAGTTCTTGTTCAAAGCGACCTTGTCTAAAACTGCTGCGACATTCCACTGCTGTGTAGTTGAAACTCAAAGCAGGTCCCTTTGGCGTGGCAGTGTTAACATTTTGAACAGTGGCTGAACCTTGAATGTTCATCAAGCCCGTGCTGAGATTGTAGTCGTCAGCCAAATTGTAATTCATGGTAAAATAAGCAGGACCAGTGCTGAAGTTGATTGATCCATCTGTTCTAAAAGGCGAAAAGCTCACATCTGACGCAGCACTGTAATTTTCAGCATTGATCCAGGCAGGATCTCCCAAAATTCTCAATCGTATTTCAGCATAGTCCACAGCATTGTACAGCCAATCAGCGGCGTTGGACGCAATGTCATTGACTCTTGGTTTGGCGCCTTGATCACTTTCTGTAGTACGGGCTTGCGCTGCGGCTCGTACTATTTCAAGCGGGTTGAATTTATTTTTGAAATTGGTTCCCGCTGAGGGAGTATTGATCACATTGTAGTAGGCGTTGTTGTTGACTACTTCAAAATGTAACACTTCTTGATTTTGTCCCGTGAACCAATAGTTGTAATTTTTATGTGCTCCTCTGAACTGACCATTGGGAAAATATTCACTGACCACTGGTGTTTCGTATGGCACTATTACATATTTGATTTTGTAAGCAAAGTCATTTCGCCGATTGTCCCATTTGTCAGTAGGAGTAGCAAAACACAAAATGTTGTACCATGAAAATAGTTGTGCTGGGTTGCCGTTTGGAATTGTTTTGCCATCTTTGTCAATTTGGATTGACTGCTGTTCATACACATAGCTGCTTTCCATCATGATACGATTGATCACAAAAGCAATGCTTTGTCCTGCGTCAAATTGTCGAGAATAAATGTCTGGATTTGGGCCAGCTCTATTGGAGTTGGGAACCCCTCCAGCAGCAGGAGACATGGGTGTTTGACTGAAATCCACTGGCCCTGGCTTGCGTAGTTTACTATTGCCGACCCAGGCTGGCGCAAATTCAATGCTGTATTCGTCAGGATATTCTATAATTTTTGCGTTAACTAGTTCACGTTGCTTTTTGTTAAGGCTTTCAACCAAGCCAACAACTTCACCTCCGCCTTGAGGAGGAGAACTAGCAGCATCAGCATTGGGTGGAGCAGTTGTGGACATTTTGGTGTATTTACCCTGTTAAAGTGTTGTCTGATCCAGACCCAACTGGACTAGTCACAGCACTGGTCACAGTGCGGCCTTCGGTGGCTGTGTCTGCGGCTGCTGTGCCAGTGGCTGTTGACTGACCAACCAACAGGTCTTTGACTGTGCGACCATTCAAGGTATATCGCTCCAACAATATACCTCGTTCTTTACCAAACCCCACAAATGTAAACGGCGGGTTGCCCACAATTCTATACTCAATGAATCTAGACCCTTGTGTAAATCTCAATTCGCGAATCACAAACGGAATGTATTTTTCCACAGGTCCAGCATTTTGTGACACTACTTTTTCCAAAGAGCCATCTTCTTTGACTCCCCAAAATTTTATGGCCATCACATACAGCGCACTGGCATATCTAGCACCGCGTCCAGTAAACACTCCGGCCTGCTTGTACACATCTTCAATGGCATTTTGAAGTCGAGGTATAAGACTGATGCCGTAGGGTTCAGTTAAAGTAAAACTGATTTCAGTGTTGCTGTGACTCATGCGAGTGCCCGCCAGTGGAAATCGTGTGGTTACATCAAAATTATCTATGTAAAAATCCAAATCAAAAAATGGATTGCGCGAAGCACCAGATACTACGTCTGGCACAGCAGTGTCCACAGAACCCACAGCATCCACGCCCTGTTGCGACTGAACTGATCCTGCTGTGCCTGCTGCACCACCTGACTGTGCCAACAAATAATAGCTGGATAGATTTCTGTAGTTACCGCCGCGATTGAGAGCACCTGGCGGAGCTATGTACCAGCTGAGCTGATATGTATAATTTTCATAGGCTGATAGAACATTGCCTTGACTATTGACTGGAGTAGTAGCACCAAACAACTGATCAATGCGTTGACGCAATAGGTCTCTGCTTTGTACAGCATTGGCTCGTGCTGCTTCGTCAGTGGCAAATGCTCCCGGTGTGGTGCCGGCAAATCGTTGTGCCTCTAACCGGCCAAACGAGCCATCATCGGTCAGTGGAGGGCTGGCCGGAACCAACGTACCAAAATTGACATTGCCTGGGCTGACTGCTTGACTTTGGGTGCCAGGCAGCACACTCTGTGCCAAGGCATTGACTTCGGCATTGATTCTGGCTGCGAAATTTTCCGCAGGCGTGGCACCAGTGGGGTTCAGGTTCAACGGCTGAATCAGCGGAATATTTGGAGGATTTTGTGGATTGGCTCCAGGGTTTTGGCCAGCTTGAGCATTGGCCACAATGGTACCTGAACTGGTAGCTCCGCCACTGGTACGTGTGGCTGATCCTCCTGTGAGTTGCGCAAAACTGGGAATAGAACCTGGAGGAATTGTGCCCAATGGCAACCCTGCAGCAACGTCGCCCGCATTGACTGAATCAAAATAATCAGACTGATTTTGAAGCAGTTTTTGATTCCACGAACTGTAGAAAGTTTCTACAAAAGTATTGACTTGTTGTTGATTGGTAGTGGCCACTTTAGAATCCCAATGCTGATTTTAGTGTGGTCAATTTGGGTATAAAGATTGCTGTGCCTTGTTTGAAATCAAACGGTGGTTTGGTCAGCGTATTGGGGTTGCGTTGATAAAACACCCACCATAGATTAGGAGTTTGATAAAGGTCATAGCTCAACAAGTCTGGTCTGTATTGATAGGTGTTGTTGAGTTGCATCAAAATGTCATCGCTCTGAGGTGGAATGGGTCTGTTGACCATGACATCCAGATAGAACTGATTGAACCCAGTGAGAAAATAAGGACTGCTAGTTCCGTAGGTAGCCATTACCAGTATCCTTTCTTGAGCAGCGCACCCGAAGCATAATCTTTCAAGTTAAACTCTTTGCTGACCTGACCGCGTGTTTGAACTGGCAGCAGAGTAAGCTGTATTGAAATTTTTGTAGGTACATAGGTAACTCCAGGCTGACTGAGAGTGGGCGGTTGCGGCAGCGGTTGTTGACCACCCTGCGGCACAAATCCAAATGCATTGCGCAATCTATTCACAGCATTGCTGATAGGATTGGTAGCAATTGACGCTCTAGGGCGCTGAGTCAACAAGTTTTGTTGTAGATTTAACACACTGCCAGCTCGCACATAATCCACATTGTTGGGCAAACTGTAGTTGAACTGACTGACCAAGCAAGGATGATTGTTGTATTGAAACTGCCCCAGGCCATTCAAATATACCATGGGCGGTGGTGCTCCAGCCTGAATGTCTCGACCATAAAACATTTTGGTCACTGAACGGAAAAAATGAATCATGGCCAGCATGTAGTTGGCTTCGCTGGTGTCTTGTGCTGTAAAATCAGCGCTGATGTTCACCGCATCCACAAAACTGCTTTTGTAAAAATATCCACGGTAGTTGCTGTGAGTCAAAGAATAGTTGTCGTAGTCTGCGCGGTAAGCCGTGGTTATCTCAGGAGTGTAAGGAAACAACACACCGTCAGTCAAGGCCAGTGGTGCCAGTATACTGGATCTAGATCCTCCTCCACTGATAATGTTGGGATCCTTGTACAAGTAGTTGGCATTGGCAGCCAAGCTGATACGCACTCTCCAGTCGCCTGATTCTGGCTGGCGGGTAATGGCAGCTCGCGCTGGCTGAAATATTGTATTATCTTTGCCAGCCACAGTATTGCTGGCCGGTGGGCTGGGGTTGGTATCAACTCCAGTAGTCGGCGGTGCCACATTGGCACCAATTGGATCAAGAAAAAGATCAACTGGCACTGGTTCCAACAAAGCAACCGATGGACCTACCGGCGGTGCCACATTGGCACCAATTGGATCAAGAAAAAGATCAACTGGCACTGGTTCCAACAAAGCAACCGATGGACCTACCGGCGGACCTACCAGCGGTGCCACATTGGCACCAATTGGATCAAGAAAAAGATCAACTGGCACTGGCTCAGTTACTGGTGGCCCAAGATCAGGTGGCTCAATCAGAGTTTCAAATTCTGGTACGTCAAACGGATCAACATTCAACTGGCTGGGCTCAGGCGGTGGAGGTGGTGGCGGAACTGGGGCTGGCACAGGTGTAGGCAAAACAGCTGGACTGGCCCTGACTGTGACTGTGGCAATGTAAGTCAAACGCAGCGGAATTCTAGGATTGTTGAATCCTGGCTGTCCTGGGTCTTTGTTTGACTGAATAAATATCCGAACCGAAACAGGGCCAAACGCCGTGGTGTTTTCGCCACCAAATCTGGCCAGTGCTTGAGCACGACCCAGGGCCAGGGCCTCAGCTTCGGCCTGTTCGGCAGTGGATCTGGTCACACCATTGACAAATTCTTCAGATCGTGTTGGGTCGTACTGTCCCTGTTGTGGCGTAGGAGGGACAGATTCTCCGGTAAAAAAGTCAACTGGTGCTGGACTGCTGGTGGCCATTTTATATTTTTTCCTATGTATATTTACCCAAATCTTTTTGTGCGCAGTTTAATCAATGGTTGACAACTGTGGTATTTGTGCTACAATAAATATTGACCCTGGAGACTTTTTATGACTTTGTTGTCAAAACCCGCACCCAAAACCAATTATCTCAACAACCGCGACATACTGAAAGAAATACACTTCAGCAAAAATACCTACTGTGTGTTTCGTGACCCAGACCTGGACCATCAATACGACATAATTTTACCCAGTGTCAGCAAAATCAATCAAAAAACCACAGCCGAGGCTCGTCGAAATCGTGCTGACCGTATCAAACGCGAAACCGGCGAAGTAATTGATCCCAAAAAAATACCCAACACAGACTTGGTATACAGAGTGATGACATGGGAGCACATACCCATGGCTCCCAAAAAGCCCACCAAGGCTCAGCTTAAAAAACGCAAGTTTGAAGACATCCTTGACATAGACGAGTCTGATGAAACGCTGGCAGATTTGGTAGACGAACCAGTGTTGGATCCCACACATGTCAGAGTTAACTTTCCTCCGTTTTTTCACTATCGCATTGATGAAAATCGCACACCGTTTCTTGTGGGCAAAAGTCACTGGCGAGGCACGTTAGACACAGGAGAATTCAGCAAAGATCACGGCAACATGACTCGTAAACTGGCCATGATGTTTATGAAATTGTGTGAGCGTTATGCCACAAGGTCAAACTGGCGTGGATATACATACAACGAGGAAATGCGTGGACAGGCTCTACTTCAACTTAGTCAAATTGGTCTTCAATTTGACGAATCAAAATCGCAAAACCCCTTTGCTTACTATACCGCTGCGATCACTAATAGTTTTACACGGATTCTTAACATCGAAAAAAAGAACCAGAACATTCGAGATGACATTCTTGAAATGAACGGACTTAACCCGTCATGGACTAGACAGAACTCGGGTTCAAAATCAGCTGCTGCTATGTCAGGTTCTGTAACAATCAGCTATGAAGAATAATCTTTTATCAATACAAGATCTCAAATCTAGTGTCTATAAGAAATACGATGTAATATGTTTTGAAGATTTGGCCGATGTGGTCACAGCTCACTCAAAAATTTACAAATTATTCAAACAACTACATCAGGACTGCTATCAAGACAATCAACGACTGTGTTTTTTTACCAGTCACAAACCATCTGACAAAATTTTAGAACATGTTCAACGTGCCGCAGCCAGAGTTGACATCAGCAATTTTTTTATAAAAATTTATTGCGCTCACGACATCAGAGACAACCTGAGTCGGGCCAATTCCAAATATGGATATGATGACGTGGCAATTGGCAGTGAATGTGTAGAAATTGAGCCAACACAACTTTTAGAAGATTGTCACATTGCTGACTATCGTAATCTATGTCCTATGCCCTGGATTGGTATGTTTGTTGATGCCACCAGCTCGGTTACTCCTTGCTGTTTGTACAAAAAATCCATAGGCAATTTAAGCACTACATCAGCCACGGACATTTTGTTCAACAATGATTTTGATCAACTGCGCCAGAGCATACGCAACGGCCAACAACCAAGTGAATGTAGCAGTTGCTGGAAAAACGAGCAGCAAGGCACCACTAGCTATAGACAATATTTTTTGACCAAATACGACGACCGTTTTCACAGTGATTACATAGACAACCCCACAGTGAAAACATTGACTATTGTGCCAGATATCACTTGTAATTTCAAATGTAGAATTTGTAGCGATCAAGCCAGTTCGTCGATAGCTGTAGAAAATATTGCTAACGAAACCAACAAGCATGTGATCAATGAAATGAAATATCAACTCAAACAAAAAGTGGGCAATGACTCATTTTTGTCTTTGTATCAGCCATTGTATCAAGACCTCGATGACATACACATATTAGGAGGCGAGCCTTTGTTACTGCCAACCCTCAAAGAATTTTTACAACGTATCATTGACTCTGGCAATGCTGACCATATTCAAATGGAGTTAAATACCAATGGTAGTCGTTACGATCAAACTGTGATTGACTTATTGGCTAAATTTGTCAACGCCGAAATTCTATTCAGTATAGATGACATTGGCAAAAGGTTCGAAATTCAACGGGGATCTTCCTGGAATTTGGTTCGTGACAACATGCTTCAAATTTTAAAAAACAAATCTGAAAATATTACAATCAAAATTGCTGTTGCTGTGAACGTTCAAAATGTATTTTATCTTGACGAATTGGTTGATTTTGCTCAGAATCTTGGTTTGGAAATTGTTTGGAACTACGTACAGAGTCCAGACTATTTTTGTATAGATTATATGACATCAGCCGCTAAAAATTTAGTTTGGAAAAAATTTCAAAATTCTTCTCACAGTCAACTCAAAAACATCGCTGAGCGTGTAAAACACAGCACAGGAGCTGACGGCAAAGCCTTTGTGAGTCATACATTGGCCTACGACCAAAAAAGAAATCAAAAATTCAGTGACAGTCACCCAGAAATTTTTATGGCAATGAGTCAATGATTCGTTTTCATTGTGTTTTTTACGTAAATCCAGTACACTAACATGATGACCAGTTTATTTAAAAAAGCAGCCATATTCACTGACATACACTTTGGGCTCAAATCAAATTCAGTACTTCACAACGAAGACTGCTTGTCTTTTGTTCATTGGGCCACTACCCGAGCTCGTGAACTGGGCTGCGAAACTGCTATGTTTCTAGGCGACTGGCACAACAACCGTGCCAGCTTAAATATTGTGACCTTGAACTACAGCCTCAGAGCCTTGGAGCATCTCAATGATCACTTTGAACGGGTTTATTTTATTCCTGGTAATCATGATCTGTATTATCGAGACAAGAGAGACATACAAAGCGTGGAGTGGGCCAAACACCTCCCCCGTGTGGAGATTTGTAATGACTGGTTTGACAGCGGCGATGTGGTTATTGCTCCTTGGCTCGTGGGTGATGATCATCGGCGTCTAGCAAAAATGAGTGGCAAATATATGTTTGGTCACTTTGAGCTGCCTGGCTATCTCATGAATGCCATGGTAGAAATGCCTGATCATGGCGAAGTTCGCAGAGAAGATCTCAGAGGATTTGAACATGTATTCACTGGACATTTTCACAAGCGACAGACCAAAAACAATATTACCTACATTGGTAATGCGTTCCCTCACAATTATGCAGATGCTGGTGACGACGAACGAGGCCTTACTGTACTGGAGTGGGGATCAGCGCCTGAGTTTCATGCTTGGCCTGATCAACCGACCTACAGGGTATACGGACTCGCCAACCTTATTGATCACGCTGGATCGCTTCTTAGACCCAAAATGCATGTCAGGGTCAATCTAGACATTGAGATTTCATACGAAGAAGCCAACTTCATCAAAGAAACTTTTATACGAGATTATAATCTAAGAGAGATGTCTCTGATTCCTAACAAGGCAGCTGGTGTCGACGAAGACATGGCACCCGGCGAAGTTAAATTCGAGTCAGTGGATCAAATTGTTGTGGATCAGCTTACCAATATTGAATCTGAATTCTACGATAATAAACTATTGTTGAAAATTTATCAGAACCTATGAACCTATCATGCCAATTTGAACATTTGGTCTCGCCCAAGCCGTTAATCATTGACGTTCAACTGAGAGATGCTCATCAGATTCTGATTGAATATCAACTTGATCTAAACAAATCTTGTACAGATCTTTTGATTGATTTTTCTGTTAAAAAATTCTCACCACAAAAATTAAAATTGTCATTTGCAACAATCAATCATAGTATCGTTGATTATCCTCTAACAATAACTAGAATTGTGCTTGATGATTTTTATTCCATTGATAAAATACTTTATTCAGGACACTCAAAATTCAATGATGACTTTTTGATATATTCAAAGTCTAAACAAATCATGCTTGAAGAAAATATATGCGACACAAATTGTGTTGATTTTACTGGCAAGTTAGAATACTATTTTGATTGGCCGTTTTATAAAAATGTTTTTAGAAATTTTCGATCATATCAAAGAAACAACCAGAAAGTGGAATGAAACAAAAGCATATTTTAAATATTGGTATGGCAAAATGTGGTACATCGTGGTTGTGGAAACAATTAGGTCAACACCCTGATGTTTGTTTAGAGACTCTTGAGAAAGAGCCGCCATACTTTTTAGAAAACAACAATTTTGATGAGTATAAAAAATATTATCAAAACTTGGATATTTCAGCCAACTTTCATGTTGCTACTTGGCAAGTAGATCAATGTTTAATACAGCAACTTGATCAAGTCGCCACACACACTACTATTATGATCAGCAGTCCGTATTTGTTTATAGAAAGATTTTATAACTGGCTACCAAAAACTTTGGAAATACCTGATTTTGTTGATATGTGTATTGATACTAAACAGATTTGCTATAGCGACATAGTCAACAGATGGATCAAAAATCTTTCAAAAAGCAAATTCAAAATCTTATTTTATGAAGACATAGTCAGTGAGCCAGCACAGTTTTTATCAGACTATTTCAAGTTTTGTGAACTCCGCAATGTAAAGATCAATGGCATTGAGACAAAAGTCAACGAGAATCAACAGCCTAAAACTCCAGTGCTATTTTCTTCTAGTCAGATCAAGTTAATAAATCTTGAAATTGAAAAATTTCAAAGCATGGTCGAAAGAAATTTAACTCATTGGCAGAAACGATGAACAAAAACAAATTGTGCTCAACATCTCTAATAGATCAATCCATTGCTGATTTTCAAAAAAATTATGACACTGTTGGGCCATATTACCTTTCAGAATTTTACCAGACTGATGGCGACAAAAAATTATATAATTTTTTAACTTCTGTTTATCAGCCCAAATACAATACCAATTTTAGAATACTCATAGTACAAGATTGTGCAGATGTGTATGACTATCAAGACTTGCCTGGTAGCGCCATATGTGCTTTGCAAAAATATGCTAGTCAGATAGATATCAGTAATTTTTTTATTGTAGTAATAACTGGCAATAAAAATATAGATGATGAACTAACACAAGTTCAAAAGTTGTATTCTACTGATATTTGTAAAATACAAAGTCACATTGTACATGATATTGAATACAATACGTTTCAGCAACAACAAGATACATTTTGTGTGTTACCATGGATTCATTTATACATTGGCCCAGACGGTAATGTATTGCCGTGCTGTGTTGCTGATCAAAAATTTACAATGGGCAATGTCAACAACACCACTGTGGATGAAATTTTAAAATCTTCTGAATTTAATCTTTTACGAACAAACATGTTGACAGGCAAGCGCAGTAAGGAATGTAAACGTTGTTATGTCCAGGAAGACGCTGGCTTAAAAAGTCCAAGGCAATTTCACAATATTCAATGGTCTCAAAAAAAATTAAATATTGATCCTGATGGTACACTCAAAAAATTTGAACCAGTGTATCTTGACATACGGTTAAGCAACATTTGTAATCTCAAATGCAGAATGTGTAGTGGTTATTACAGCAGTGCAATTGCACAGGAGGAATCAATTCTCTTTGGCAATCAAATGGCACCAGGGTCAATTATTCAATCTCCACAAAAAGCAATGGTCCTCAAAGAAGTCATTACATATTTGCCACACGCGGAAAAAATATATTTTGCAGGTGGGGAGCCGTTGCTTGCGTCAGAGCATTACAAAATATTAAATGCATTAATTGAATGTGGAAATACTGATTTAGAAATAATCTACAACACCAATTTTACATCACTCGTATACAAAGATATTTCTGTGTTGGACTTGTGGAAAAAGTTCAGTAAAGTCACAATTGGAGCAAGCCTTGATGCAATGGGCAAAACAGCCGAATACGTTAGGCACGGAACCAAATGGCCGACAATTGAATCAAATTTGACAGCACTCAAACAGCAGTGTCCCCATGTGAATTTCACTGTGACTTCGACCGTGGGATTTTTGAATATTGCTAGTTTGATCGAGTTGCAAAAAACTTGGCACGAAACCAAACTTTTGGATATTTCAAAATTCTCAATGCAGGTTATAGTTGGTCCAGATCATTTAACACTGACCACCTTGCCGAAAGAGCACAAAGACCAACTTGATTACAAAATAAAAAATCATATCAACTGGTGTTATCAAAATCAATCATTTAATCTTGCAAAACAGTGGACAGATGTGTTACAATATATGTGGAGTAAAGACTCTTCACATTTTCTGTCAGAATTTAAACGATTAACTAATTTATTAGATCAGTCTAGAAGTGAATCATTGAGTACAGTATTACCAGAGTTTTCTAGTTTTATATGATCCAATTTAAAAAATTAACTGTTAAAAACTTTATGAGTGTGGGCAATACCACTCAAGGTATTGACTTCAATCGTCAAGATCTTACCTTGGTTCTAGGCGAAAACTTAGACCTTGGCGGCGACGGCTCACGCAATGGCACAGGCAAGACCACAATCATCAATGCTCTCAGCTATGCTTTGTTTGGTCAGGCTCTCAGCAACATTCGCAAAGACAATCTTGTGAACAAAACCAACGGCCGAGCCATGCTGGTTGGGCTGGACTTTGAAGTTGGTGGCCGTCAGTACAGAATTGAGCGAGGCCGCAAGCCCAATGTGTTGAAGTTTTATGTCAATCAAGAAGAACAAACTGCCACTGACGAAGCACAAGGCGACAGTCGTGAAACACAGGATGCCATAGAGCGTGTGATTGGCATGAGTCATGACATGTTTCAACACATTGTGGGTCTCAATACATACACCCCTGCCTTTCTCAGTCTCAAGGCCAACGAACAGCGTACCATCATTGAACAACTGCTGGGCATCACACAACTCAGTGACCGAGCCGATCGCATCAAAGAACTCAATCGCGAAACCAAAGAATCTATCTCTCAAGAAGAAATGCGTATCCGGGCAGTGCAAGAAGCCAACAAGCGTATTGAAGAACAGATTGACAGTTTACGCAAACGTCAAACACTGTGGCTCAAAAAGCAACAAGAAGATTGTGAAACTTATGCACAGGCCATTGCTGACCTTGAGCACATTGACATTGACATCGAAGTGCAAGCGCACAGAGATCTTGAATCCTATCATCAACTCAAAAAATCCATTGACGACTGCAACAAAAATCATCGATTGGTGTCTGCAGAAATTGTCAAACTGGAAAAAGCCAGAACCCGGTTAGAGCAAGAACTTGCCATGCTGGCCTCGCATCGCTGTCATGCCTGCGGTCAAGACATTCACGACAATCAACACGAAACAATTAGAACAGCCAAGCTCACTGATCTTGCTGAAATCAACACAGCTTGGCAAGAAAAACGCAACGAACTTGTTGAATATGAGAACGAGTTAGAAGATCTAAGTGAGTTGGGAGTGGCACCCACGGTGTTTTACGACACACTGGAAGATGCGCTGAATCATCGCAATAGTCTAGAAAGTCTGCGCCGGAGTCTAGAATCTCGTACAGCTGAAGCAGATCCTTACGGTGAACAGATCTCAGACATGCAAAAACAAGCTCTGCAAACTGTGAATTACAACACTATCAATGAGCTTACACGTTTACAAGAACATCAAGACTTTTTACTCAAGTTGCTGACCAGCAAAGATAGTTTTGTGCGAAAGAAAATAATTGATCAAAACTTGAGTTATCTCAATCAAAGGATGACTCACTATCTAGATCGCATTGGACTACCGCACACTGTAAAGTTTCAAAACGATCTATCAGTCAGCATTGAGGAGCTAGGTCGTGAACTAGATTTTGACAATCTCAGTCGTGGTGAGCGCACTAGATTGATTTTGTCAATGTCATGGGCATTTCGTGATGTGTGGGAAAGTCTTTATCAGCCTATCAATATGTTGTTCATCGACGAACTCATGGACAATGGGTTGGACACACAGGGTGTGGAAAATGGGCTGGCATTGCTGAAAAAAATAAGTAGAGAACGCAACAAATCAATTTGGCTTGTGAGTCACAAAGACGAACTGGCTGGTCGGGTAGAAAACACTCTTCGAGTGATCAAAGAAAACGGATTCACAAGCTACAGCACAGATATACAAATCAACTAAAATGGAAGCTAACACATCATCGATTAAATTTGTAAGCAACGACGAAGTCATAATGATCAATGATTTCTTTGATCAAGAAGCCATAGAGTGGTGTGTGTGGTACTTCCATCAATTTGATAAACAGCGATTCAACAATATAAAATTTATTCAAGAAACACATTGGAATTTGCCGTTTAACAAATGGTTTGGCAACTATGTACAATCAAGAATTGCTGAATTCATGCCAGAAGCCAAAGTTCATAGCATTTACATTGGCAATGATGTCAAGCCAGGAGGTATTCACACTGATGGATGGTTGTATTCTGGCGAAATAGATTTGGCCTACAAAACTATTCTTATACCATTGAAATTCAATGTGCCAGCTTCAACTATTATTTTCAATGAAAGAAATCAAAAAGCAATGACTTTGAATCAGGTCACTGGGTTGGGATATCAAGGTATTGATAACATGTGCCAAGCAGAAGTTGTCAATGCCAGTCAACTGTTTTCAAAAGACATTCATCAAAAGTATTTGAAACATTTGGATATCAATGGACTCAGCGGGTTGACAGTT